TATGTATCCTACCATTGTGTTCGTGTTTTAAAATTGTCTCAATAAAAGTTGTGTTGGCTTTATTAATTTCTCGTGCTTCGTTAATTAGTTTTGGTAACTCGTGCGGGTGTGTAGCTAAAAAGTTTTTCGTAAAACTTGGTGCGCCCTTCTCGGTGCGATCGTACGGTATCTTTTGATTGTCAAATGCTTTTTGTATTGACGATGCCGCCCATATCTCTACCTCAAACCCAATTAGTTTTTTTATATCCTGATGTAAGTCTTTTTCGGTCTTAGTTAATTGTTTTTTTAACGCCGCAGCTTTCTCCGCGTCTACCCGGACGCCTTTAAATTTCATGTCCACTAGACACGGAAATAAATTTGTCTCCATGTTAAATACGTCCCACAGATCTTGCTGGGTAATCTCGTGCTGTAGTGCATGCCATAATTTTAATGTCACCTCAGCATCGCGTTCTGCATACTCACCTACCAACGGTGCGGGTAATCGCCACATTTCCGCTTTAGGGTTGACACCCCAGGCTTTGGCCGCCTCTGCTAAAATCTTTTCGTTCTTACCCATGCCAATAAATTCTTTAGAAATAGAATCTAAGGTAAAACTCCAACGGTTCTCGTTAACTAAACTTGCTGCGATCATAGTGTCAATAATACCACCACGTATTTGCAAACCTAATGCTCTAATCCAGGAAACATCATACATGGCGTTATGAAATATCTTGGTAGCATCGGTATGTAAAACTTCTTCGAACCAATCTAATACTAATGCGCGGTCCATGTTCCCACCAGCTTCGTGCGCTATCGGAAAATACCCGGACCAACCTTCGACAGCAATAGCAATACCGACCACTTCACCATCGCCCCTGACTGAGCCTGAGCCCATGCTCATTAGGTTCGGATCCCTGGTTTCTAAGTCAATGGCTATCTCTGAGTATTCTTTTAAGTCTGGTAAATTTAACGGTGGCACCCATTCAGTCTGCGGACTGAACATTGGCATTTGTAATGGTTTATTCATATTGTGCTTTCAATTTATTCAAGAACCAGATTGCTTTGTCTAAGTCCTCGATAGGTTTGCCTTTGTGTTCGTGCCGCCATATATATTTGACCGCACTGCCTTGTAGATAATATTTAAAACCTTTGCCCTGCATGCTAGCAATAGCATCGATACATTGTATGCCACCTTTATTATAATGTGTTGGATAGTTTACCGGATCGTATTTTTTAGCCATACACCATACCTCCTAGGCTATACATTCTGCGACTACCGTCTTTTTCTAATCTTTCTAAACCCATACGCTCTTGGTGTCTTTTTATTATCATATAACAATGCTTTACAGAAATATTATTTTTTGTGTTATTAAAATCCCAACGACAAAATACAACATTGTTTTTAGTATAGCCTATAGTCGAATCAAAACGATCCACTGATATACCGGATTTATTTGCTGGATGTCTTTTTTTAGCACCCTTTGTTGCTAGCTTTCTGTTTATTGTCATTTCTTCTAACGAATAATAACAACGCATACCAAAATTTTTTTTGTGTTTTTCCCACAATTCAAAAAATTCTTCTTTGGTTAAACAATCATCAAAATTTTTTCTTTTTGCACTTTTTTTACAGTCGTTATATTTAGATATCATATAACCATGTTCGGTATTTAAATATTCAATATTCTGTATTCTTTCTTTTTCTGTCTTTGGCCGTTTCATAATAGATAAGCCCTTTCATAATCTTTTGGTTCTAAAATATATAATGCTTTTTTGGCACGCGTGACTGCTACATAAAACAGCCGGTGCAATTCGTCTGCATCAAGATCGTTGTGATCCAAAGCAGATTTAGTAATATCAGGAAATAATAGGACATTGTCAGCCTCCCCGCCTTTTGCTCCGTGTATAGTTGATAAAATGATACGTGGCTCTCTGAAGATGTTTTCTTTTTGTGCCAGCATGTTCCTTATATACATTTCCATGCTTGTGTTCAACCCCGCAAATGAATCATGCCAAGGTTTATCAGTTTGTAATCCGTGATTCGCGATACATGTCTCAAGATTATACTTTAAATCTACGTCTAAAGTTTTCGCGGTGCGATAGCCGCGCGTCACGTTGTCGCCAAGATAAGAATATATATTTTTTATTTGTATTGTGTTTAGTGATTCGCCTTTACGTAACTGTTCCCAGGAATGTATTGCCGCTAATAAATTTTTATTTACCGATGGTTTGTTGCGATAAGAAAAATACCATCCTTGTTGTTTACATAAATCCATAACCGGATCAAGAAAATGATGTGCTTGTGATAAAACTAACCACTGACCTTGTGACATATCTACTTGTGAAATGTCAGCGTAGCGATGCAGCTTACCTATTTCTTTTCTTGGTAAATAATCTTTTGCATATCTATTGTTTACTTGTTCAATAATACTTTGTGATAATTTATGTATTGGTCCACCAGGTATCCGATACGATTGATCTAAAACTTTAATATCGTCAACATCGTCACGGAGGGCAATGAAATGATCAACATCGGCGCCGGCCCATTTAAAGATTGCTTGATCGTCATCTCCAGCAAGGTAAGTTTTTTCTGACTTGGCCCACATACCTCTAACCATTTTCCATTGCAATGGAGATAAATCTTGTGCTTCGTCGATAAACAAGACATCAAGCTGAGGGCTGACATCCTGTGAAATAAAGTTCTCCAACATATCATCATAATCTATCATACCTTTCTCTTCTTTAAAACGATTAAGTTCTTGATTTAATAAGAATAATGTGTCGCGTTCAACATCTATAGTGTGTCTGTTGTCGTCGTATACATCCATCAAATCTCGCTCAGTAACGCGTGCTTTATTAATTAATCTTAAATATTCATTGTCAGAATTAAACACCCCATCGTTCTCAGAATGAAATGACATCTTAATTGGTATGCCAACTTTCAAACCAAACTCTCGGTAATCTTCGGTCTTCATCACCCGTTCTTTTTTTATACCAAGTAATCTAAATGCCAATGAGTGTAGAGTTCTAAAATAAATTAAATCTTGAGTCTGATCTAAATTAAATTTTTCTGCTGCCCGACTAGCTGCTTCATGTGCAGCCTTGCGCGTAAAAGAAAAATAACCAATACGTTTTGCATCAACGCCGGACTTCATAAAGTCATCAACTAAATTTAATAGTGTTGTAGTTTTACCTGTGCCTGGTGGACCTAAGATAATTGTTTTCATTAAAATGGTGACTCCTGATAAGTTACTTTACTTATACTAGCGCCATTATCTTTCATGGCTACAATCTTAACAACTCTCGGTGTTTGGTTTTTTAAAGTCATTCTAACTTCCTCAACAAAGATATTGTCAAGTTGTTTTATTAGATTACCGGTTTTAGTTTTATCCATTTCCCAGTTATTACGTTTAGCAAATGCATAAAAGTCTTCCATTCTAAAATAAGAAAAACCTTCATCAGTCCATGCAGTTTTATTAAGTATGTCATCTTTAGTTCTAGCCTTAGCTCTGTGCACAGTGTAGTCATACAATAAATTTTCTATTTGGTTGGTTGGATTTAATGATTCTAATGGATCTATTTCTTGTAGGTTTGTCATTAATGGTATCAAGTATACCTCGCGCCAATCTTTGGCTTTCGGTATTGGTGATATAACATTAGCTTGATCTAATACTGCTATCGCAAATAAATTAGGGTTATGTAATTGTTCAGTCTTTAGTTCTATTCTTTTACCTGCAACATTTAAAAACCATTGCGGTGGATTAGAATTAATTTTTGTTAATGTGTCTAGTTCCGGCATTTGCTCTTCTTCAAAACCTACACCAAACTTTTTAGTTCTACATTTTGCAGCATTACAGACACCGCAGATAGGTTGGTCTTTACATCTGTATTTATCGTATCCGCGTTTCCCAATTGATGCTAAGAGTGCCTTGACTTCTTGGAAACCTAACGGTGGATTCATCCACTTAGAATTATCTTCCATGACTTTGTCTTCCCATGTATCGGGATTAGCTTGCTTGTGATATACCGCTACATTAAATAATGCATTGTTGCGTGAGCCTTCACCAAAACCTTCATCAGCTAATTTATTTAAACATGGTGGACCATCTTTAAATGCTTCGTTGCTGGCTTCGGCTTTTTTAGTAACTATTATCTCATGTACTTGCTCTTCGGTCTGTACCCATGCATCATAGATAGAATAGAATGATTCTAAACTAGCTGCATTACAATCATCATCAAAAGCATAACGCAAACCTCTAGCACCACCGTGATAAGGTAGATTTAAAAAGTTACCAGTGTCACCACGTTCTACTAGTATCTCAGTTTGTTTTGGAAATATCTCACTACCACCAAAACCTAATGCTTCTGACATCATCTTTAGTTTTGCTTGCATCAACGATGCCATAATAAAGTCTGTCGTAAACAAAAACAAATGTGCACCACCAGATTTTGATCTAAACATTACCAGTGGGAATTTATGGGACTTAATAGAGGCCGCTAATTTTTTGTGATCTAAGTTATATTCATCAACGTCGATACAACCCCAACGACAACTGTTGTTTTCGTTAATAGGTATGACACCAAGTGCTGGGTCTTTACCATCTAAATGATCTTGCCATAGCTGCTCTGGTATTGGTTCACGTTTAATAAATGCTTTGCCAATAGCTTTACCCTTGTCGGTAGTTTCACCTGTTAAAACTAACTGACCATAGGCGCTGTTGTTGCCTTCAAATAT